GCTGGCACAGTAACAGCCACAGTACCCACAGCTGGTACGCCACAGTCTGGCATTACCATTCAGAATAATTCAAGTAAGATTATTCAAGTTGGCGTACCTGGTGCATTTGATAGTAACATTACTGTGGCAGCCAATGCTGTTACAGGTACAGCTACAGTACATATTACACCAGTAGCATAAGGAACTATTATGATTACCAAAGGCAAACAATGGATCGCGGGCGCTATTAAGCATCCTGGTATCCTACACAAAGAACTACACGTTAAAGCTGGAGAACCAATTCCAGAGAAGAAACTTAAGGCCGCAGAGCGTAAGGGTGGCGTTGAAGCTCGTCGTGCTCACCTTGCAGAGACCTTAAAGTCGTTTCACCATAAGAAATAATTAAGGTTAATACTATGTCAAAAGAACAATTAGGTAAAGTACGTATTCTAAAAGAAGTTGAATCAGATCGTAGAGATACCGCTGATGAGCGTACCAAATTTAGTCGCAATCCCTATGCACGTGACAACGTCAATGTAGCACAAGGACCACGTGTAGGTATGGAAGGTGCACACAAGGCCAAACGTGGCAACTTCTTAGATCAGAAAGAGGAACGTAAGCCATTAGCAGATATGATTGAACGTGCATTTGCAGGACGTGCCGCAGAGTTAGAAGCTAATCCAGGCGAACACGAAGTCCCTGAGTCAGGTCAGATTGAAGCTAATAGTCAAATCCGTCGCTTCACAGCTCGTAAGACTAAGTACAAAGATTAACTTGTAAACTCCGTAGTAATAAGTATTAAAGTATAATAACAATAATACTTCTATAAAGGTTTAGAGTGTGTCCTTAACACACTCATATTTTATTTTATTGAAAGGTAAGGAAATGAATCCCACTGTGGTAGAACTAGTATCAGGCATCATATCTTGGTGCACTCCAAATTGGATCAAGCGTCGTCAGATCCGTCCATTATTACAAGAACTGAATCAGCTGATTGCATTGCGTAATCACGCTTATGCTGGTACAGAACCAGTGCCCATTATTAAAGATGAACTTAATATACAAAATGGCCCAAGTCTTGATCGCACACGCAAATATTTACAAGAACAAATTGATTCAGATAAAAATGAAGTAGATTTCTGGCGTGTAAGAATTGCTTATAATGAAGATCGTGATGAACGTCGCCGTGCAATGGAACAAAAAGCAAATCTTATTACTGTTAATGATGCACCAAATGATTATTCAGAAGTAAGAGAACAAGCAAATATTAAAAAAGGAATGGAACTGTAATGAAACGAGAAACAAAAACTCTAGCACCCGCATTCGCGGAACCCGTAACAAAAGAACCAGTAGATTTAGGATTTGACTTAGAAGGCCTAATGTCAGACTTCCCTACGGCTGGCGAACTACAAAAGTTTGTCTATGATCAAACTGGCGTGGTATTAAATCTAAAAGGTCGTAGCAACAAGGTCAAGTATCAGATTGCCCTGGATACACTTAATGGTCTAATGCCACCCGCAGAACTTATTGGTGGTGAAAATCCTTATATGGACAAGAACGATATTGTTCCTGTTGATCCATTAAAAACATTACCACCACAGCCTAAGGAAATCTTTGGCCACAAGCCAGTTACATTCTTCCAAGCTGATACATTCCCACATCCAGATCCAGAATGGAGTGCTATGGGACAAAAGTGTTCAGTAATCTTCCGTAAGTATATTGACAATACCATTACCTATGAAATCATTGGCCCCATGGCTCAACGTGCCATTGGTAATCGTGTAAACAAATATGGTAAGGATGTACCAGACAAGTTTGTATGGGTTGATCCACGCACAGGCGAACAAATCATTCGCTATGCGGATGGACGTATTACTCCTATTGGCACACGCTTAAAAAACTTTATGACCAAGATGAAAATTGGTAATAAATCACAGTGGGAAACTTGGATTGATCGTGATTTCGTTATTGGTGGCGATGCCGCACAAGCACTTGACAATCCTTGGAATGTCTAATGGTAAATGCACCTGGCTTTGATGCTGAACGTGATCGCCAACAACAGGCCAAGTTAGTAGCTGATACTAAAATCTTGCAAAAGGTAAATGCTGTACATCGTGATGCTTTTATGTTAAAGTATCCTGGACAAGTACAGCATTGCCTACGCTTAACTATGGAACGCTTGCAAGCTGGTTTGGACAAGCGTGATAGTTGCGATGTAGCGGATCCTGACACTTGGCGTATGTCAACGCAGGAGCTACGCGACCTTGCTCAGACAGCACAGTTATTAGACACTATCCTTAAAGGATTCTAAATGTTAGATCCAGCAGTATTAATGCGTCGTGCAGTACGTTATGTCTGTGATCAACATAAAATACCTATCAATGATGTAGTTAATTATACTGGATCAATAAAAATGCATTTTCAAGAGCTGGGTATTTCCATTCGCGACGATATGGAATACAATCAACTCAAATACTTTCGTCCATTTAAACATCAACTTGATTTCTTTGCCACTGGTTCAAGTGATCGTCGTGGTATCCTGGCTGCAAACCGTATTGGAAAAACAGTAAGTACCTGTTATGAAACAGCCATGCACCTAACTGGTAGGTATCCTGAATGGTGGACGGGACGTCGCTTTGATAAACCTGTAACAGCTATGGTAGCTGGTGAGGGCTGGAGTCAGGTTGCACTTGTATTACAAAATGAACTATTAGGAACTAACGATGTTAAGATACGAGACCATATTGGCACTGGTGCTATACCCCGTGATTGTATTATTACGGAAACTATGCGAAGCGATGGCGCTAATTGTATTGGCGTTGAAATACGCCACATATCTGGTAGTAAAAGTTATTTGTTGTTTGCTAACTATACACAGGAAGTTAGACAGATGCAGGGTTTCAAACTCAACCTGGCCGTTTTTGATGAGCAACCGCCAGATGACTTTTTCAGTGAGATTGTTACGCGAACAGCTACTACACAAGGACAAGTACTGTGTTCGTTTACCCCACTCAAAGGACTTAACGGATTAGTATCAAAGTTCTGGCATCATGAAGAAGGTTATGAGCATATTCGTGTCAGCTGGGATGATGTACCTGAATACGATCCTTGGGGCGAACCATTCTTATTAAATTCTACGAGGTTACAACTTGAACGAGATTATCTCCCACATGAGCGAGATGCTCGTCGCAATGGTGTTCCTGTTATGGGTAAAGGAGCTGTTTTCCAAATTAGAAACTGGCCTACTTATAAAAACGGGACTTATGATTTCCGCAATACTAGTGGTCTACTACGTCTTATCGCATTGGACTTGGGACTTGTTAATGACAAGACCGTGCTTAGTCTTATATACTGGGATCCTAATGGATCTGAAGCTTGGTTAGATCGCCAAATAGTAGTCAAGGGCACAGAAGAGGCCAATCCTATCAACTACATACAAAATCTAATGCGTCCTGAAGTGTTTGGATGTCCTATTGTCTTACCACCTGATGCGGGAACCGTAGGCCGCTATACTATGTCAGCACTAAGTATTAGACAGCTATTTGAACAATACGAATTAAACGTATATCCAGAGCCAATACACAATCCGCCTGATGATCAAGGACGTACTACTAATCATAAAGCGTTTGGTATTAACGTAATGCGTCAAATGCTTGAAATGGGGACTTTTCACGTCAATGAAAACTGTGTTGAATTTCTTAGAGAAGCTCAAAACTATTATGTGGATGACAAGGGCAGGTTTAGTGATCCAGATGACTGTATTGATTCTGCTCGTTACGCATTGCTTGGGTGCTTAAATGGCTGGGCAGAAGAGTGGGATAACCGTAGTCCGCAACAACGATTCCGCGATGCCGCACACAATATGCGTGTACGCAAACTACAGCAAAACACAGCAGACCGTCCTGCTTGGAAACGCACTTACTCTGCTGATGAGTAGGGCATAAATAATAAAATAAACAAAGGTATTTAATAATGTTGGATTTAAAAAACGTAGTTGTTAGCAATCTAAACACAAACACTGGCTCATTGGCTCGTTTTGTAAAAATGAAGAGCTTGTTGGATCAAAAGTGTGCGGCAAACTTACGTTTGTTAGCTACCAAGAACAACATTAACCGTACAAGCGATTATCATTACCTTGTATTAGCAATGACACAGTCAACTGAACCTGTAAACGGTTTAGACTATATCCACCCTGTAGTTAAACCTACTGTAGATTACGCTACTAGTGTAATTGTTAAAGGTATGGCACAGAATGGCGAGATTAACTTTGAATTCGTTGCAGATAACGAAGATGACGAAGCCGCGGCACGTCAAGCTACCAATATGGTACACAAGTTGATTAATCAAAACAATGATCCGCACTTTATTCTACAACATTGGGTAATGGATGCTTGTCTACACAAGAATGGCGAAATGCTAATCAGCCCAATGCGTGAGCAAGTTGTACGCTATGTAACTACTACAGGTACATTAGACCAACTTAAAGCCTTTGAACAACAAGCTGAAGAACAAGGTCTAACAGCCAAACGTAATAGTCGCCGTAAGAAATCAGTAGATATGGCTAAGGTAGTTGCAGAGACACAACAGTTCCTACAATCAACGGATCAAGCACAAGCTGAACAACAAATACAAGCACGTATTGATCGTAGCCGTGCTATTGCCAAAGGCGATACAGCACAAGATCCTACAGAAGATTTTGCACAAGAAAACAATTTACAACTACAAAATGGTGAAGATGCATTAGATGAAGCTATTGCACGTAACACTATCTATGATGCAGAGTACAAACTTACTGGTTATACATTAAACATTAAGTTCCGTCCTATTGCACAACACTATTGGATGTGTGATCCAACTGTTATTGAAGTACAAGATCAACCATTCTGCGGTTTCTACAAACCAATGAGTATTCAAGAAGCAACTGAATTGTATCCAGACATTGATCTGGAGGAGTTTAAGATCTATGCTGAATACTCAAACGTGGGCTCTTATCAGGCTGGTAGCTTACTCAATAACTTGGCCATTCATGCTCGTGATAGTGTGCCTATTAATGGACTCCCAGCGCAAGGATATTCCGCACAAGAACCAGAAGCACGTCAAGTTACTGTTCTTACTGTATGGAATCGCTATGATATTGACGGCGATGGCGAGTTGGAACTTGTTGAACTAATCTATTCAGGACAGTATGTTATTAGTGCTCGCGAAGTAGAATTTATTCCTGTAGCCAATATGTGTCCAAAGCCATTACCACAAAACTTCTATGGTATGAGTATTGCTGAATCAGTAACTCCTATGCAAGAGTATATGACCTCTGGTTATCGTGCAGAGTTAATGATGGGCTTGCTACAATCAACCCCACGTATTGGTGTTAAACCAGATAAAGTAGACTTTGAAGAAATACAAGACGGTGAAGCCGCAATCTTTATCTTGGACAGTAAGTTTAATCCAGCAACAGATATCTATGCAATGCCTACACCACAAGGTAATCCAACATTCTTAGACAATACGCTACAACGTATGCAGAATGATGGTATGGCAATGACTGGTATGACAAGTCCGCAAGATGTATTCAATCCAGAAATTATGGATCCAGGTAATTCAGGAGCAAAGTTAAACTTAGCTCTAAGTCCTAACCAAATTATTCAAGACAATACAGTTAAAAACTGTGCTGAAGGCTTGAAAGATGCTATTTGGTTAGTATGGCGTACATTAATTGCACACGCTGATGACTATGGTGTTAAGAAGTTGGCCAAAGAATATAATCCAGAAAAGAAAGCCATATTCTTAGATGGTGAATCATTTGACAATATGGATTTTAATGATCGTAAAACTATTCACATTGACTTGGCATTAGGTATGAAGTCAGAAGAAAACAGTTTGCAACGTAGTCAGATTATTAAACAAGCACAAACACAATTAAATGCTGAAGTAGCACAAGCTGTTCAAATGGGTGCTGGTACTCCAGAATTGTTTAAGAAGATGCGTAAACCATATGAAGATATGCTTTATACATTAGGTGTTAAAGATGCTGACGCATACCTATTGACAATGGATGAAGTTACCGCAATGGCGCAACAAGCAGAACAAAAAGCACAAGCCGCACAAAAAGCCGCACAAGCTAATCCTCCTGCTAAAGATCTTAAAGACAAAGCAGGCGCACAGTTGGATCAAGCACGTGCTCAAGAGATTATTGCTGATATCAACGGCAATGATGCTAAACGTCAATTAGAAGGTGTAGCTTTATTAGGCGAACATAAGGCTCGTGCTTTTTAACGCATAAATAGATTTACTGGATAGGAAATGAAATGATTGAAAATGACGTTGTAGAAGCGTTTAATAAACGCATGACTGTTGATCTTAACAATATTAAGTCAATGACACCAGCACAGCTGGACCGTGTTAAAGATATGGGCAGTCAAGCAGAGAATTTATTGAAGAACAAAGAGTTCGCATACTTTGTTCATACGTTCAAGTTTGAACGTGTAGATGTCCTAACAGATATTGCAGGACATAGCGAGGAAGATAACAGCCTGAGAGTTGCTCTTAGCAACCAGCTCACAGGTGTAGATGAGTTCGTTAAATCGCTTAAACGTGCGGTTTACTTTAAGAACCGCGTGGTAAGTCAACAGACAGGTCAATTGGCCGCTGAAGACCCCATAGCGTAACATAAAAGGAGTATCCAATGGATACAGTTGTTAATGATATACCTAATGTCGTCGTAGACACGGTCCCTGTCAAAGAAGCCAGTGTGGGACTGGATGCAATAGCACAGAAAATGGCCGCGATGCGTAACCAAGTTCAAGCTACCATACCCGCTGGGACAGGTTCTTCTGATGAGGCAAACGCAGAAGCCCCTGTGGCACCTAAAGGTGTAGAGATCCAGGAAGAAGTTCCTGAGAACGATACCAATTTGAATGAGCCAGAAGTTGCAGGACTAGAAGCAGAGTATGATGAAGATGGCAACGAAGAAGGAGTAGCCCCTGAAGAGGTAAGCGAACCAGATTCGTCTAAAGCAGAAGTTATTGATTTCTTGGAGTTTGCAGAAACTAACCCTAACGCTAAATTTAAGTTTATGCGTAATGGTAAAGAAATTGAAATAGATGCAAAGAAAGCCGCCGCCATATTAGGCCAAGGTGCCGCAATTAGCGAAGAAGCAAGACAACTTAAGATTCAAAAAGCTGAATTTGATGAGTATCTCACC